TTACCGGCGTCAAACCATGCTGCAACTTCTGCATATGTATTAGTATTGTTGACCCATTTAATAGCATTATTATTAGCCCATATTGCGGTACCGTGTTCATCAACTGTTAATATCTGGTTAACATTTGAAGAAGTAGAATCTGGAAATCTTGAATCTTTATACTTCTCCAAGAGGTAATAACCAACACCGTCCCTGAAATATGCAACTGGAACTTTACCTTCCTGAGAAGGTAATGTTGGTTGAACTACAGTAGAACCTAGAACTGTGGCACCTGCAATAACCTTAGATGTATCAGCAGAAGTTTGCGTAAACGTTAATTTACTTACGTTAGATTCGACACCCGAAGTACTAACTTTGGTTACTAATGTAACCTCAGAAGCAGCTGCGGCACCGATATTGGTTCTAGCTTGGGCTTGTTCTGTAGTATTAAAGTCTTGCTGTAAATTTACCGAGACCTTATTCTGTTTCATGTTAAACTCCCTTAAATTTCTACTCCATATTGATGTGATAACTAGATCTTGGTACTTCAGTTATTGGCGCACTAGTACTAAAGCTTATGTAGTTCCAGTAATATGCCTTGAACGTCTCTGCATTGTATATCTTGCAGTCGTTACCAAATACTATTGCCTTGATTCCAAGTTCATCACATCTGTTCTTATGCGCTTGAACAAACGGTCCTAGATCACAGTATACTAATGCATTGTTACCTATATACATTGGTTGTGTCATATTTACACAGCAATTTGGATCTATATTACCTATTGTTAACTCGTTTCCGAATGTTATATTTCTAAAGCTGTTTGCACCCACTCTGGAAACATATGAGTTACTAACAACTTCTAAATCCATATTAGTGCAGCAGTTCTCTCCGAAATAAATAGGATCACTGTAGTCATTATTAGGTATTTCAAACGTACCAGTAGTATGTTGAAGACAGTTCTTCTCTAATGTATATGGACAATGATTACCAGAATCTATGTTTATTGTACCATTATTGAAGTTATAGCAACCGTCAAGATATAGTCCTACAATAGGGTCTTGTCCAATAGATGCGCCAGTGAGAACAGTATCGAACTTCTCACTTTCTATCCTATAGCCTACATTGGTTCTGTAACCTTGTATGCGTATGACAGAAGGTAACGAACCAGAAGTATGTACAGTAGCATTCTCTGGTAACGTATATTTCTGGAAACCAGTAACACGATGACCGTCACAATAGTATTCGTATGGCACAGTTATAGGCACACCCGAATACATACGCGATAGCTTTAACCAGTTACCGTTAGGTGAGAGCATTACTGAATCGTTATAAGTAATCATATTAATTCCTTAATTTGTAAATTCAACATAACTCTTATAGCTATTACCAGTTACGAAATAAGATTTATTTCCGTTTAACCATCTTATATCATCAGCAGTAGCATCTGGACAACTAATTCTGTAGTCTTGATTGTTATAAGTTCCTTGATAATCGATTACATATCCAGCAGTCTTTAGATTACCAGTTGAAGTAAGCGTAGCGCCTCTTGCTATAGCTGATTCATACATACAAGTCTTTACATCACCTTTCAATGTAAGTCTATTAGCTGAAATCTTTACTAATGGTGCAACCGTTAAATCAGCACCGATGTTACCTGACGGTAAATATATATAAGAATCATTACCAACAGCAAATTTCTTTAATGAGTTAACACCGACTTTAAGATTTATATTATTTCTAGCACTAGTAACTGCACTATTATTTGCAAATATTATGTCACTGCACGAATTATCACCAATTACAGTTGCATTATAATTCGAATTCTGAAATGCTATTAAACCGCTTACATTATTTAATGAATTATTACCTACATAAACATTATTATTAGATGTAAATGATAATGTTAAAGAGGTTAAGTTATTAAATGTATTATCACCAATGCTTAAGATACAGTTAGGATCAACATTAATTGTTAATGCTGTAATACCATCATAAACCTTACTTGCTATGGCATAGAAATTAGGCCAGCTTACACTATAACTAAATGTTCCACCATATCCATATGGTCCATTCATGTTATCTATAATTGGAATGTAGTAATCACTGTAACCGTGACCGATTGATGAAATTGGAACTGCTGAACATGCTGCAGCCGAAGTTGTTATATAGTAACCATATGCAGAAATAAATTTACCAGTTACAGCAACATCAGACTCACCAATGGTAAGGATATTACCAGACAACGTTGCACCAGAAATAGTGTAACCATTGAAATTATAACCTTCTGCTGGTGTGTTACTCAAAGTAACTTCAGTTCCGATAATTCCAGTATTAGGTGACGCAACAACAGAACCTCCAGCAGCTGGGCTAGAAGTGGTAGTAACTGACCTTACAATTCCTGTAAATACAGCGCCAACCGTAGCATTCTCAGTAACTACGAAACTATTACCTTCTATTTGAGTTCCATTGACTGTTATATAAGTGAGAGTATAACCAGTACTTGGTGTGGCAGTTACGGTTACAGTAGAACCGATTAGTGCCTTATCAACACCAAATATAGTTCCATGTTCTACAGTAGAATAGGTAATATTTGCATACGGTAATTCGATACCAAGATTGACATTACCGAACGTAATTCTATGATTGCTATATACGATATTATACATCTGATTCTCCAGGTATTGATTTCCATTCTTCTGGAATTTGTGCAAGTTCTGCTGCGCCAGATACGGTATCTCTACCGCAGTTAGTGAAAGCTTGTCCGTGACTAGGTATAGGGTTAAGGGCTGCAAGTTTGTTATATAGATTCAATGCGCCACCTGTAACGGCTATATCAGCAATACAAATCCAGTCTGCTTCACGACAAGAAGAGACATCTAAATCTGGAATAGTTACGAGACTCCAGCAGTCACCTATGAACGATTCCATACCGGTAGCTGCAGCAGTATCGAACAATGGACATTCGGTAATGGCTGTCATATATAAGAACCTTGACATATCTACACCGTTTGAGGTATCAAATAGAGGAACACCAGTGACAGATTGAGCTTCCCAGAACATGCTATTAAAGTCTGTAACGTTAGAAGTATCGAATAATGGAACTGTAGGCAATGATGTGCAGAGAGCGAACATGCCATCAACTTTGGTAGCAGACGACGTATCGAACAGGTTAACTTTCGTAAGATTACTACAGATATAACACATATAACCGAAGTCAGTTATACCAGAAGAATCAGCAGAAACGATTTCAGTAACGTTTACACAGTTAGAAAGGATATGGTTGAATTGAAGAATCTCGTCAGCATATACATCGTATGTATCGTTTGTACCTTCTACGAGCGCAGCAGAATAATAGCTAGGTCTTGTAGCTGATTCTTCTTCACCAGGAGGCGTATGAGGAGCAAGACCGTCGTTGACCTTGACTCTCACTGATTTACGGTATACAGGAATTGGTGCATCGCCTTGAGACAATACCTTTCCAGAATACCTTAATAGGTTGTTGTTAATGGAATATAGTGTAGCCATCTGTTATAACCTTGAAATTTATTGTTCGTCTTTCTATTCTTCTTACTATCGTTGAATAATAATTAGAATTAAGTTATATTGTAAGCCTTGTTGATACTATGTTTCCAAATTTAAGCATTTAAATCTCCTTATACAGTAAAGGTTAACCAGGCATTCTGAGCTGGACTTGCCGTATCACTGTAAATTGGCGTACTTTCAATAGTATCACCTGTATATCTATTAATAGTTACATTCCAAGTTCCTTCTGGCTGGAAATATTCAAAGCAATGCCACATGAACTGAGTAAGATTTGCATTATTCTCGAACCAGAATTCACAACCTTTACCCCACATAATGAACTGGTCATGTTCACCACATGCAGATTCAATATCAGATGCTGTCAATACTTGCAGCCCACCATCTTGAGTATAAAGATAACCTTTCTTAACCATAGATGACGGAACAGTAGTACCATTGAACTTGAAACCTTGAGCAGATACCTGAGAAGAATGACCGTCATGCCACATGACCTTGACGACATAACCATCAAATGCCGGAGCTGAAGAGAATACGAGAGTAGAACCAACATAGGCCTGTGCTATCTTGGTACTACCGACATACATTTCTGCTATCTTTGAAGAACCGATGTTGCTCATATTATGGATCTAAGATTGTTATTGTGAAATTTGCTAAGAATTCTCTTACTACCTCTTCAGTTCCATGTATGTGCGTTGCTAAGTAAACTCCATACGCTGGGGCTGTATTTACGTTGAGAGTACCAGTACTTGTTCCAATCGTTTGCATAATAGTAGAGTTAATAGCTATAGGACCACCGCCACTTGTTGGAGTAACATAATCAAGAGTTCCTATCATTCTTTCTGCTGTGACTTCAGCTGAATTATTATTTACGATTATAAATTGCTTACCACCACCGTCATAAGCACTAGGATATGCCGGGCTTTCCCATGTTACATACTGGTAGGCGCCATCCTGAGACAGAGTAGCATTACTTGCATTCATGACGAATCTTACTGGTTCCTTCTTCGTCAGCCACTTGTCATTTGCGGCATTCTTTAATACTTTATTGTTAACTGTGTAAATTGTTGTCATATTAAGCCTCTGGAATTAAATATAATACTGTTGCGACTGGAGAACCTGGTAAGCTATTAACTACCTGAACATCAGTAATTCCTGTTAACGTATTCTGCTTATTATTAAGACCATTTGTGAGTTCAGTCTTAGTGGCAAAGCCTGTTACTACAGGAATTTCTGATTCAACAGTGGATAGTTCACCCTTAGTTGCGAAACCAGAAACAGCGCCAGTCAATTCAGTTTCTGTTACATAATTAGACGGAACAGAAGTTAAGAAACCTTGTTCTCCTACCCAAGTCTGCGTAGCCATATCAGAAACATCTGGAATAAGAGCAGTAACTGCTTCAATTTCAGACTGTAAAGTACCAGATACAGAAGTTAATTCAGTCTTGGTTGCGAAACCTGTAACAACAGGAATATCAGACATCTTTGCAAATTCAAATTCTGTATAAGTTTCATAGAATGTACAGTAATCTGAATCATTGCCGCCGTTCATAGTAAGAGCATGATTTAGATATTGTTTAGATACAGTCTGTTCCATATAGTAGTTGTATACAGTCTTAAGAAATGTTGACTGCCAAGTATTACTATATACACTGCTGTTAGTCAATCTGGTAGGAATATATACTCGACCATAAGACGAAGTAATAGTATGAGCAGCAGAATCTCGTACTTCTGGTTCATCGTATTTGAGAAGAATGAGCTTACCGTCTTGATATGCCTGATTAAGTTCACCAATAGTCTTGTCGCCGGACCAAGAGCTGCCAGAATGAGTTAAAGTAATCCATACGACGTCGTGTTTACTTGCATCTGAAAGCTCAGTACAACTGGTAGACCATACAAGTGTACTTCCTGTTGTTTGTGTAGCTATGACTTGTAAGATATATGGCTTTGTGTTTATTGCTGAGCTATAATAGTTAGGTGTACTTACACATGCCTCAAAGCAATAGCATGATCTCCCGTCAGAATCGAAACAAACATGTGAGAAAGTTGCAAATACAGGACCGCTGTTTGTAGATATCTTGTTCTTAATTACTTGTGGAAGATTATTATATGGAACACTTACCATTAATGTTTGTTTCTGATAAGGATTAAATCCATTAACATATTCATATAATGTATAACCATCAGAACCTCCATAAGGAATTAACAAACTTTGATGACTTACTGTCTGAATATCGGCTTCTAGCGTACCACTTACTGATGCAATTGCCTCAGAAACTTCAGTATCTGTTGCATACGTAGAAGGTATTTCTGTAAGATACTGTGCTGTAACAGCTACAACTACCTCATCGTTATCAATGGATATACCGATTCCTTCACCTGCCTTAAGAGGAAGGTTCTCAAAGATTTCTGGCTTGTTCTTGATATATGCAGGACTGTCAACTGCGGTTACATTCCAGTCAGATTGTACCTGTGCTTCAGGAATCATTGAAGTAACTGTGTCAATAGCAGTAACGGTTGCATTGTAAACTTGTGCTTTCGTAGCAAAGCCAGTAACATCCGGAATTTGAGCAGTAGCGAGCTGGACACCAGTAACTACAGAGTTATATACTTCAGACTTGGAAGCTAAACTTGTAACATCTGGAATTGCAGAAGCTAGGGCATAATCACTAAGGTCAATTTCTTCAAATTCAACTTCTTCTTCATCCGGAAGGAGTGCAGTAACCTGGTCTTCAGTAACGAAATCAGAAATATCTGGAATCTGTCCAGTAGCCAGTTGAACTGCTGTAACAGTAGCATTGTAAACTTCTACATCAGTTACCGTTCCAGAAGCAGGAGGCATAGATGCAGAAATCATAATACCGTCTGCAGTTTCCGTAAAGTGGATATTAGAACCTTCAATTAACGGAGTTATAGTAGGTTTGTTCTTGATATAATCTGGTTCATCAATACCTGTTGCAGCCCAGTCAGACTGAACCTGTTCTGGAATTGCCGATGCCAAAGCATAATCTTCTAGATTTATCTCTTCAAATTCAACTTCTTCAGAATCTGGAATAGCGGTAGCTGCAGCGACACCTGTAACAGAAATGACATCGTTCTGAATAGAAACATAGTCACCTGCAGTATAGGTCCTTCCCATTTCGCCTGTAACGGATATTACTAATTCGTCATTCTCAACTTCAAGAGAAACATTATCGCCAGCCTTGATTGGTAAAGTATCAAGGATTTCCGGTTTATTCTTAATATATGCTGGGCTATCGACAGCAGTTACGTTCCAGTCACTCTGAACTTGTTCTTCAGGAATAAGAGAAGTAGCTAATTGAACAGCGGTTACAGTGGCATTATAAACGTCACTATTAGTAGTGAAACCAGTAACTACAGGAATAGCAGTAACAATAGCGTCAATATATACGCCTTCGTTTGTTTCACGAATTCTAACATTGTCACCTTCAAGAAGGAACTTCTCAGTCGGCTTATTAAGGATATATGCTGGGTCTGTATTATCTGCTTCAGTCCAGTCAGATTGAACTTGTGCTTCAGGAATGATTGCTGTAACGAATTCAATTGCGGTTACAGTAGCATTGTAAACATCATCTTCTGTAACTCCTTCTTCAGGAATAAGAGCAGTGACAAATTGAATAGCAGTAACGTCAGAATTATATACTTCTGACTTTGTTGCCAAATTAGAGATGTCTGGAATTGCAGATGCTAAAGCATAATCATCAAGGTTAATTTCCTCGAATTCAACTTCTTCAGAATCTGGAATCTGAGCTGTAGCTAATTGAACTGCAGTAACTGAGCTTTCGTAAACTTCTTCATGCGATGCAAATCCAGTAACCGTCGGTATAGCAGTAACAACGGCGTCGACATAAATCGCGTCTTCTTCTTCTCTGAAACGGATATTAGTACCTTCTACGAGGTCTTTAATTTCCGGTTTATGTTGAATGTAGCTTGGTTCTTCTGGATCTTCTTCAGTCCAGTCAGCCTGTACCTGTTCGCCTCCGCCGCCGCCGTTTACTACAGAAACGTTGCTGAGACTATGAATTTCAAGAACGAGATTACCGATTACGCCAGTATTCTGGTTAAATCCAATCTGATAATCAACGTCATTACTGAGCTTGAAGATGTCATAAGACAATTCGAAATGCTGCGGGTCTGTTACGGTATTATCAACGTCTATCTTAATTCTGTTATTGGAGATAGCTTCAACATATTCTATAGCCTGAACTGTATTGTCAAGATCTGAAGATGTATAATCGCCTCTAACGGTAATATGATAGCTGTTGCCCTTTCTAAGTTTGAGCTTTCCGTTATTTACTAGGATATTACCCTTGTTCTTGACCATGGTAGCAGTAGTTACGAATGATTCTGCGGTATACTGACCATATTCAAGAGCACCAATATCACTGATGTCAATATTGAAGGTCTTTACATTTGTTTCTGGGTCATATAAGCTCGTTACGGAAATAGTTGAAGCAAGGCTAACAATATCGATATTAGGAACCTGTTCAGGTAAAGCTATTTCCTGATATGTGATTTCGAGCTCGCCATTCTCGTTCTGGACGATAGAAGATACAGTCTGAGTATTTGTGAATGTAAGGGAAACTACTTCCTGTTTGTCTTTCTTGCCTTCGAGAGCTTCGTCTATATTGTCAATTTCTCCCTGGAGGCCAGTAACAGCTGAAACGATAAGGTTCTCTAACTCATCATAACGGTCATATGCACCACTACCTGTGTGTGCAGTAGAGACGTTATATCTGGACATTACAAGGTTTCCGTATCTGTTATATACATATACGTCATAGGAATTGGACGGATCAGCAAGAACTATGTTTGCGCCTAGACTATCCAGTTTAATCTGGAATGGATGTAACGTGCCATTGAAATCGGAAGCGCAGTAATACTTGTCGCGCGTGCCGTGAAGGTATACTTCTATGTAACCACCAGTGAGAGGTTTACCAGCAGTGTTCTCGAACTGGAAACATGGGTCTAATAGGTATTCCCAAGATACTTCTTCTTCTCTTGTAATCATATTGAGTTAAGCTCCTTAACTGTGCATTTAAATTCTATATGTAATAATTAGCGCATACTAAGAAATACAGAATTAATTTATGTAACTTATTCAACTTCTGAATAAATTACTATCTTTAGATTATATATATAATAAGGAGGTTAAACATGGAAGCTTTAAGATGGAAATCACCAGGTAGAAAGCGAATTATTGATATTAAATATGACGACCCAGAATACGTACCAGGTTACGATTTAGACGTCCAGGACTTCACAGAGATAGTAAAGTGTAATAAGGATAATGTAAGACTTTCGAGTGCCCAGGACACACGTTATGGCCATTATATCATGTGTATAATCGAACTGGTATTAGAGTCACCTAAGTTCAGGGACAAGGATAGAAATACGAAATTCGAGATGAGAGACCAGATGGCATATGAACTGTGTACAGGACTTAAATCATTCAATCCAGACAGAGGTTCATCAATATTCAGCTACGCATACAGGATTGCATATGTGGCTGGAATTCATTATTTCAAAGATCAGGAGAAAGAATATAAGAAATCAGAGGCCATACACGCACATTGTCTTGAAGAACTTCAGGAATATATTGAAGGCGTAACTGACCACAAGAAGAGAAACTTTAATAAGGACTAATAAATGAGTACATTAAATCCAAAGATATTGGCCGTTCCGCAGGGCCAGGACGCATGCGGTATTTATAGAATTGTTAACCCTGCACAGCTTATGCAGTTAGCGGACATGCCCGTTACGGTTATGCCTTCACATGACTTCGGACCTGCTGGACTTTATGACGTTGCATATACACAGAGAATGGCAACTGAGAAATCGTTGATAGCCATGAAAGGAATCAAGGACAGAACAGGTATTAAACTAATCGTTGATTTCGATGACCTGGTATGGGATTACCAGGGTTACGGATTACCAGAATATAATATAGCAAAGACAAGGATAGATACTAAAGGTAATAGAGAAGCATTGCTTAAATATGGCAATGACGTATTTGATAAGGTTACGTGCACAAATGAATATTTAAAGAAAGCTATATCTGAATTTGTTGATCCTAAGAAGATTTACGTATTGCCTAACAGATTACCAGTTAAGGAATGGTTATTCGATACGGCTACTTCTATTCCTGCAGACGATATATTCTTCTTTGCAGGTAGTATAACTCATTATGACCCAGTTAACAAGAAACCTGGAGATTTCAGTAACGGTTGGGTTAACTATCTCAAGAACAAGAAGGTGGCCGTCATGGGCAAGGCACCATATTTCGTGAACAACCCCGTGGCAGAATATCCTTATTGTCACTTGAACAGTTACGCGCATAACTTCTATAACTATGCAAGAAGATCCAAATTTATCATCGCGCCATTGGCGGACAACATCTTCAATAAATGTAAGAGTCCGTTAAAGCTATTAGAATGTGCAGCCGTGGGCAGAGTATGTTTATGTTCTGATTTCGAAGATTCGCCTTATAGAGAACTGGCACATGAATATCAGAAAGTACCTGTAGATGCCACTGCACAAACAATCGAATACATTGTTGAACGTGCAAAGAAGCATTATGGTGAAATATTGCAACATCAATATGATGTATTGAAAGATTATTGGTTAGATAACCATATAGAAGAATATAAACAGATTCTTAAATAATAACAACGGGTTGACGAAAGTTAACCCATTTATTATATTTACTGATATGAATGAAATTTGGATAGAAATAGAAAGAAGTGATCACTCACATTCACATAATACAGTTATAGCCATATCTAATACAGGTTTACTTAAACGTTTAAATGGTTCAATTGAAGTAATACCGTTACGAATGATGATTCATAAGAATCCAGGTATTTATTTATCAAGAATAATTGCTGAGAAATTTCTGCCAAAGACTGAAGAAGATATAGCCTTAGGACGAAATATAGTAGATCATATTACACATAATCCAATAGGGATGAATATAAATGACGTTAGAAATTTACGATGGTGTACACAGAAAGAGAATGTGAACTTTAAAGAATCTATGCATAATAGAGCTAATAGGACATTATCGCCTGAGTCTAAACATAAGATGTATTGCGCAAATACGGATAAACACTGGTATAACAATGGGCGTAAAGAATTATTTGCTTATGAATGTCCAGACGGATTTGTTAAAGGTAGATTATAAAGAAAGACCCTAGAGGATATCTAGGGCCTTATTATTTATATTGTTAATAAATTGTTACTACATTGTGACTAAATTTGGCTGACTGTCTTTAACTAAGACTAATGCAGCGCCTCTACTTTCAATACACTGTGAAACGCCACCGACATACCAACGGGTTACGTTCGTACCAGCGAGGATATCAACAACGCGGCCTTCGTGAACTGTGAAACCTTCGATAGAGTCAGAGCTCTGATCAGCGTTAGACCAATCGACTTTCTTGAGAGTATCGAATTCCTGAGCACCTTCGACACGGATGATACCAGTGTAGTAAGTACCAGCGGTAATCGGGTTAACGAGTTTCTTGTTGCTGAAATCTGCAACAGTTACGTTAGAACCGTCAGCCTTGATAGCTTCTTTAGTTCCCTGGCCAGCGAAATCGACTGCGCGAACCTTGACAGCGCCAGCAGTTGCGTCTTCGATAGCAATGAATGCCTTAAGGAAGCTCATCTTGTTACCTACGAGGTTGGTAGCGTAAATGCCTTCGACGAAGAGCGGAGTACCAGCTGGGATAGTTTCAGAAACACCAGTGAGCTTTAATGTTGCAGTAACAGCACCTTCAGCCTGAACGAAACCAGAAACGACTGCACTAGAGAGTTCATTTGCCAAGTCAGCAGAGATTTCTACGGACGGGAGGAATTGCTGTTCACGGAATTCAGTACCAGCGAACTTACCGTATACACCCTTGGAAGCAATCGGGTCAGCGTTAATCGGATCGAAGCCCTTACCGACAGTTGCGAGAACGGAATCGATCATCGGGTCAATGAAGCCGTAACGGTTATCGGAAGTGATAGAACCGAGTGCACGAGAAGCCTTGGAGAGCGGGAGGAAGCCAGTACCAACGAATGCGATGTTCTGACGGCCAAGGTCATTCTTAATACAGTCAGCAACGAAGCCTTCAGCGATTGCCTTACCGTTCGGAACTGCGATTTCCTTGTCCCAGTTAGCTTCGAGAACGTCAGTAATCATGTCAGTCTTGATGACAATGTTACCGTGCTGGAGCTTAGCCTTAACCGGACGTTCCTTGATTTCAGAGATGTCGTCATTGGTCAATGCGGTCTTGCCACCGACATACTTACCGTTATCCTTAACGACGAAGGTATATTCGGTAGAGTCGTTTCTCATGTTCGGACGGAGCTGGTCAGCGAGATAGGAACGAGCACCAATGTTTGCATAAGCTGCGGATTCTGCAGCACGTACTGCGATGAGGTCAGTGAGTTTGTTAGGTTGGAATGTATTTGCCATGATATAATTTCCTTATAAATTGAATTGTTTATCCCCTAGGATGTTCACGTAAGTATCTATTCCAATAATTTCTATCGTGTACTACGTTAGCTGTACCTGGGGTGCTGTTGATTTGTTTACCGATAACTGGAAGTTCCTTCTTAGGTTCTAGTTTAACTTCGACCTTAGGTTCTTCTTTCGGCGTTGAAATTGGTTTATGACGTCTATCAAGGATTTGATCTGCGATGGAGGCGATATTCTTCTTGAGAGCGTCAGGATCCGTACTTCTGAACGCATATCCGAGCAATTTGGAGTCTGTCATGAGTTCTCTCAATACAACCGGATATTCTGGCATAGTACTGAGATACTTAAATACGACACCTTGCGGGTCAGCGTCACTTACGGCGTTATAGAATGCCTGTCCGTTACGAGCGATGAGATTATTATAATCTTCTCTTTCTTTCTCGTCCTGGAAGCAGTTCTCTACCCTGATTCGGTCTTCCTCGATGTCAGCCTGTAATTGTGATTCGTAGGCTTGGCGCTGCAGTTCCTTAATTTCATCCTGCATGTCGCGTTCCTTAAATTTCCAATTTACATAACTGGTTGGATCGGGCTTACCGTCCTTGTCTAAGAAATGTTCTGCCTTCAAGTCCTTACCCTGTTCGAGCTGGGCTTCAAGTTCCTTGATTCTTTCCTGATATATCCTGTTCTCTTCCCTGGTTTGCTTCTCGCGTCTCTTAAGTCGTTCGAATGCATAATCCCTGGGTGACTGTTTCTTAGGTTCTTCGACCTTTGTAGGTTCTTTAACCTCAGTCTTGGTTTCAGGTTCTTCAGGTTCTGCTTTATCCACTTCGGCTTTCGGTTCCTCAGCCTTATCATCAGCTTTGTCTTCTACTTGCTTCTGTTCAACACCTTTATTGTCATCAGTAACCTCGGCAGGTGCTTCCGCAGGTTCTTCCTTGGTTTCGGGAGTGATAGGTTCCTTTACTTCTTCGGATTGCCCTTTAAGTTTGGCAAGATATTCTGTAACTTCTTCGCTATTCATACGGTGCGATAACCTCAATCGGAGTAGTAAATTCGTAATATGACCTCCGCTGCCATATTATATTGAATAATTAGTAAACTTTATTTACCCTTTATGAAATTTCTGTAATAATCTCCCATGGACGGTGAATTAAGCCATTCTGACATCTTTACTGGGTCAATTCCTACATAAGGGTATACTTTATTGCCAATCTGTACCATAGCCATTCCCATATCAGGGTCATAGTCCATGTTACCAATGAAATCAGATGCCTGTGTTATCTGACGTCTAGGCATTGAATCATTCCAGTATCTAGGGTCTTCCTGTTCTCTTAATTCAGCCTGTGCCACTAACGTATTATACATTAAGGATTTCTGAGGACCAGGTGGCATAGACATGAAAGCTGGATAATCCGGTAATGTAGATATATCCAGTAATTCTTCATGTTGTGCAGGTGTCTGACGTTCCGTAGCTTTACGGTCACCAGACATTAACGCACCATTATCAAGTCCACGACCCGTCATTACATCGAAATGAATCATGTTAAGCTCCTTTAGTGATAGCGTCGATGGTATCTTCTACTCCGCTGAAATATGCATCTGATTCGGATTCCTGAGTCTTCATTGCAGATTCTGCAGCTTTGATTTCAAGTTCAGCACCCTTGACTAGAGATTCATTGTCGTTCTTCTCTGCCTGAACTCCGAGTTTAGCGGATTCGAGTGCCATCTTATCTTGTTCACTGACTACGAACTTCTGCCAATCCTGTTGACGCTGTTCTCTATTATCAATCATACTAAGACGTGCAGTAATGAGTTCCTGTTTAAGCTGTTCATTCTCTGCCTTCATCTGTTCGAGTGCAAACATATTCTGTTCCATCTGTGCCTGCATCTGGTTCATCATATGGATTGCAGCCGGATCCTGGTTATCAGTAATAAACTGAACGTCAGGAGGTAAGTTTGCAATAATATTCTTAGAAAGCTCGTCACCGAGGTCATTCTTGAGAGAATCAGCAAAGTATTTGGCAATAATCGGCTTCATGTTATCAGGCATGATAGTAGCCAATGCAGAAAGTTCCTGGCGTGCCTTCATTTCACGAGTAATGACAGAAGGTCCGTTCTCTAAAGTAAACTTGAGATCCTCGCCGCCGGTAATCATCTGAATTATAATCTTGGAAATTGAACGAACAGCCTTGAATGCGTTATTGTAATAGTTTGCGGTATTTGATTCTTTAGAAATCTGTTGACGCAATATTTCAGTAGCAGTTCTTTCACGTTCGCTACCCTGGATTCCAGTTAACGGAATACCAGTAACGTCTTCCAGCAATGTTCTACATGTAGATACTGTGGCTTGCAAGTCACCGGTTTCGAAACCTTCCGTGAGAGGCACAGGTTGATGTTCGCCTTTCCACAATACCGCGACGGAGTCATCCTGGTTTACACGTGCATAGCTTTCTTCGAGACCGTCGATAGCGTCTACGTTAACCATGTAGTTAGCTTTAGGACTTCTGCCGCAACGTTCGATTAATGTAGAATATGCTATATTTGCACCGAGTTCCAAAGACATTGTTTGCTGGACTATGCCATTATAGTCAATATCGCCATTTACATAAATCTCGTTACCAGCAAGACGGATGATAGGTATAATCTTTATAGGGAGTTCGTATCTTTCAACTACCTTGTCGCCTACAATCTTATACATGTCTACATAACCGGATTCGTTCTTTGCATAATACGAAATGACTGCTACAGAATCCTCTGGCATTCTCCATTGCTTGAAGTCGCCGATGTTAATGAAACATGGCGTCATGGGATATTGATAAGGAACTACGTCTTCACCATAAAGACGCTTTGCCTTCTTCGTAGGAATGAAATTAAGAATTGCGCCTTCTTCTGCATCAGAACCGTCGACAGTATTTACCGCTGGGTCCATGGCCACGGCATTGATTCTGTTCGCGGATTCGATTACAATCTTAGGTTCATCTGTATATTCGTCGGCAATGGTAGTAACGATTAAATAACCGTAACCGGTAAGACATGCCTTTCTGAACGCGTCAATCATGGCACTCTTAGAATCGTTATCCGCTTCGATATCGTCAATCATTTGCTGTACATCACCGAGACCGTTAGTCTTGTCCACGAGTTCAGTATGCCAAGGTGAATTGGAAACCGGAGATGCTATGGCATTGCATAGCACGTTCCAGTTATTAAGACTAAGATTAAGACGGTTCTTGTTACGTCTGTATTTCTTCTTGAACCTGTCATTCCAGAAGTCCCCAGAATAAATCTGGAGGTCTTCCAACGCACGGTTAATTACTGAATTAAATCTTGTGTCAGAACGTGTAAGGAATTTGTCGCAATTCTCGATAATTTCTCTATCTTCTAGCATTTAAACCTCTTTAAATCAATAATTAGAGTTGGGTCACCTTGTAAGCCAGCTGTGCAGGAGTAGATTGAAGAGCACCTTCCACATAACTTGAACCAAATGGCGAGAACTTAACACCCCATGCAAACTGGTCTGTGCCAAGCTTAATCATCTGTTCGCTCTGCATGGTCGCCGCTGTTGGCTTTCCCGACTGAAGTATGAAGTTCGTGCCGCCGACTAGACATCCAGAAACCTTGTTACTGTCGAAAGGCTTGTGGATATACGTGCTTACCTCAGCAGACACGTTATAGATACCGATGGTAAAGAGTCTTACTTCGTATACGTATGCGTTCGCATAGATAGCCGGATCCGTGTCTCTCAATGTATATGCGTAGAACGTGCTATTATACATACCGCAAATGAAGCCCGCATACTGGTTTGCTGGCCAGTAGCTTGCACCCTGATATACGTTGGCGTTACCAGTAGATTCCATCTTCATTGTACCAGTATTGTTTCTGTAAGTATAGATGTTGTAGTTGTCATATTTAGAAGAGTCAGTTCTCTTAACGACTATTGGCGTACTGGCTATACCGAGGTTACCTGTAATGGTAAGACCTCTAACAAGGTTATACTGTGTGTAATGCGGGTCAAATGCATCTGCATGACCAATCATTATCTGGCCATTTACATAGTTGTCAATAAAGTTAGCTGAAATAACTCTCGTTACAGAATATGTAGGATGTGGGTCAGTAGAAGTAGGATCAGTATCGACTATAATTGGCGAATCCTGTTCGAGACCATAAACCTGAACTGTATTCTGAATATTCGAATTCTTTATATCCATGTATGCAGCATACATTGGAATAGAAAGCATACAATTGTTTGCAGTTAAATAGTTGACATCGAAACTTCCAGAACCACCGAACGTTACATTGCTGCAGCTTAAGTGATCAAGACCAATCCTAGGCGCATTAACTATGATTGTAGAATCATATGCTATGATACTAGAACCCGGGTTGAAATTGTTACCGAAAGTTAACGTGAGTTCAGAATTCTTGATAATATATGTATTTACATTCTTTCCTTCAAGAGTAAGAGCACCAGCACAGTTCTCTATATAGTAGGTATGTGCGTTGTCACCTTCCTTTAATACAGCTTCAGGATTGATTCCTTTATAGTTAATGAGCCATCTGTCGGTTTCAATTACTCCTTCCCAAGGGTTCTCAGTGGTAAGAGTTCCTTTCCAGTCATAGTTGACTTGCTGTTGCTGTTCCTTGATTAAGAGCCACATATGCTGTTTATTGAGGAAATCGTCGAAATCTGCAATACAGTCTACTGATACATGAATAGCTGGCGAACCGAAGAACATGTCTTCTGTAAGTTTGCAATTTGTGAAATAGCACCCAGAACTAATCTGTTCCTTAGAATTGATGATACAGTCGATAAACTGAGATACTCCAGAGAATGTCTTGTTGATATTGACGGTACAATTAGTGAAACTGAAAGCCTTGCTAGTTGGAACATCAATGTCAATTACACAATCACTGTATATGTTCGTGAAAGTATTATCTTCATCATCTATAATAACGTGCTTAGGGTTAACAAAGCTGTATGCACCCCATGAAGTCTTTACATAATCAGAATTAATTCTGGTAACATGGTTATAGAAATACGGATTTCCATTGAATTCTGTATTCCAGATACATGACGTACCATAGTCCAAGAATATTACATCCGGAGCTATATCAACTGCTTCAGTAGTAAAGCTAAGATTGTTATACTTGTAATATCTGTAGTCACCATGAGCAGAGAAATAAGGTCTTACATTAACAGAGTTACAGTAGGTAATCCATTGATTCATACGAGCAGTATTGCTCTCGAAGTTTGTGGTATTCTGAGGGAATATACCATAATGTCTACAGTCAAGATGTTCTACAGGCTTTACCATTACCCATCTACCAGTAAGGTTAGGACCCTGGATTACTGCACCGTTATCGTCGTTGTCTGTTAGGCTGGGGTTCCAGATATAATTGACAGGTTCTTTATCACCTATGCTGTCGTAACCTAACAACGTGATAACCTTAGTCCCGTTAATTGTTGGAACGGTAGATACATCTAATGCTCTCAAGGCTGCGATGTTCTCAATACAGATAACTGAATCAGTTGAGATATGTGCAAGGATGTCGTTTACACTTTCTACGGTAAACTGCAATGCCCATTTAGAATCGTCGTTAATGTCAATGTCTAGACCTGTATTGAATTCTCCTGTACCGATATACTTGTAGAAATATGCAACAACATCAGAGTCTACAAAGACCTGATGAAGTGTTCTACCTGCCATGTCTGTAATTATTGGATTACTAAGCGGCGTATTATCTGAATCGTAAATATTAGCCATAGTATTTCCATCCTTGACGTTGAACATCACACAGCCATGTAGAGGCTTGTTGTTATTGTCGAGGTATCGATTCCATGTGTCGAAATTTCTCATTATCTTCCTCCAAGTATATTGAATCTATACCGGTTATAAATATCTTCATATAGGTTACGTAATGCTTCTTCTTTATCTTGTTCATCGACATATTTCTGTAATGCCGGACCAATACCGAATGGCAAACGTGTAAGTGCCTTTCCTTGTTCATTCTGAATAGAACCGTATTTGTTTGTTAACAAAGTTCTAAATGCAGCTTCTTCCATTAACTGACGTTCTGTCAGGCCAGGTTTGGTATCAAGATCTAGATATTTATTTAATACTGGATCTTTACTCATCATATTAATTTGATTATCTGTTAAACCTGCACGCGGTCTATTCAGATTACGTATATGTTCTGGAACATTTGAATGATTATCTTTACCATAAGCCAAATCACGAGCACGGTTATCGTTATAACGGTAATCAACTTCTTCAAGAATACGTTTCTGTTCATTTAATCTGTTAATATTCTGTTCTGTTGCAAGTGCTTCAGCTCTTTGTCTATTAGAACCAGCTATACGAGTACCAACGCCTTTACCTTGACTATTTCTAATCATGAGTGCTTCATTATTTGCAATTTGATTATCAATATTCCTAAGGTCTTTAGCAAGAGAAGACGTAAGAGATTCACCTTCACCAAGATGCATTATCTTAGTTCCAGCATTACCTCCGAATATACGGTTAACTGCGGCACCACCACCACGAAGAAGTGCATCACCAACGATATTGGTTCCAATACCTATACCAACTTCATATGGATCAAACTTACCACGTAGATTATCATCATAAAGATTTGCGTCTAATGCTTCAGAAATAACAGGAGCTGCTGCTGCAGAACCTGCATATGCTATTGCATTACCAACAGTTGGAACCTTTGCAAACTTTGCTAAACGTCCGTATGGTACAGCTTCAAGAGCAGATTGACCAATATCCAATGCATAATCCTTTGCAGAAGGATCTTCACCGCGGGCAATAGCTTCCTGCTGACGCTTACCGAAGAGGTCTAAAGCAACGCCTCCGACTTCGTTAGCGACATTCTTATACCACGGGTCATTAGAATCCCAACGGCCGTGGGCAATATCGTCACGTCTTTGTGCCGTGGCAATATCACGCATGCTATACATGAGTTCCTTAGGGTCTACTCCATTCTTCTCTGCTACAAGAGCAATCTGATTATAAGGAATATTCTCGTAATTCTTTACCCAGTCCTTACCGAAAGACTTCTCCAAGTCGACCTTGCCAGTTCTTGGTTCACCAACTAGTAAATTGTTGAAACCGGGCATCATACCGAGCTCGTCTGTAGTAAACATACGTAAAGGTAAATCTTTATTTGCCCATACGATGTTAACTATGTCTTTGTCGTTATCAAATTTGTCAATCTGGTTATAAAGTCCTTCAAGTAAAGCCTTCTTTGTAGAACCGTCGTCGAGAAGTCCAGCTACTTCAAGGATTTCAGACTGTAATTGTTTCTTAATCTTGCTGGCCATATGTTCTCCTTACTTTCTACCGTATTTCTTCTTTACTTCGGCACGTTTGAAAGCGTTATTACCTACAGCCTTAAGTGCAGCCTGATAATCTGCTTCATTCTTCTCAGCTTTCTTCAGTTCTTTAATACGTGTCACAAGTGCCGCACGGTCCTTCTCAAATTGTTCATTCTCAGCTTTATTCAAGAAGCTGCGGTCAACATTATCCATGTTTGCAAGAGCTGCTTCTGCATCCTTAGAAGTCTTAGCGTTATTTCCAGCTGCTACGTATTCACTAAGCTTTACTGAATTAGGTTTGCCATCTGATGCAGGTTGTGCTTGTTGTTGTCCTTTCGGTTCTTGTGGTTTAAAGTTATCCTGCCCCATACCGAATGTAAATCCTGGGAAAGATTCACCAACTTTCGGACCTTTATATGCTTCAGGTACAGAAGCTGCATAATAATTCATCTTTGCAAGAGCTTCGTCTCTTTGACGATATAATTGTGCCAATTTAGATGGATCGTCAGTTCTCATAATCTCATTAGCAAGAGAATCTACTATGCCTTTCTGAATATCATAATGCATAATAGACTGTGCTTGTTTCTCTGCACTCTGTTGATTTGCAGTAGCATTACGATTTAAAGCAGCGATATTCTCAGTAGATTGTCTCTGAAGAGCATTCTGCTCCGCCTGCCATTTCTGTTGTTCTTGAGCACGTTTGAGTTCATTTGCACGTTCTAATGCTCTTTGTTCTGCCTGGAACTGTTGCTGTTGAGCAAGTTTGTCTTGATCAATACGTTGCTGATTCCATGTGTTAAGACCTGCAGCAATGCCTTGTGCACCCTGATTAATAGCGTTTGCCCAGTTCTGACCCATTTGACGTTGAATATCTGCATCTCTTTGAGCGTATGCCATACGATTAGCCATGGCATTGCCGAGCATTCCACCGTAATTTATCTGATCCCTAGAATATATACCAGCCATTATTCTGCCTCCTTTATTCTAATAAGTCGTCCATCAATTCTTTGATATTTGCAGCCTTTAACGGCTTTACTAATCTTCTTCTTTGTTTCATCCGTTCTATGTGTTCCTAATTTAGCTTCAGCTAACCTTCTCTTATGTTCCACACTAAACGGTTTACGTTTAACTCCTCTTTGATGTATATTTCTGTGTTCTGCTTTAGTTACAAATATCAGTTCCGAGGCCGGTCTATGCCAATAAAGATTCATCATTTGAAGCTCTTCCACAGAATTCCTATAATCTTCATGTATTTCTAATTTGTGATGACATATCCATGTTTGCTCTTTATCAGCAATGGCTTTATCATAATTCTCAATATTGGAAATATCTTCTGAACAATAGGCATTTGCATAATACAAATTAATCATACAATCTCCTATTAGTAAAGGCCAGCAATAGCTGATCCGTAGCCGACTTGAGCGTTAAGTCTGTCCTGTTGTGCCTGCATTACATCACCCATACGTGCATCCTGAGTATTGTAATAGTCAGAAGCAAGATTACCTTGGAGACCAATCTTATACTGTTGTGCAGTATTGATAGCATTGAGACGGTTCTGGTTATTTCTGATTGCATCAGCATATTTCTGATATTCGAAATTTCTATCCTGATTATACTGGTTCATAGCAGTATTATAGAGTTCATCAGACTTAGAAGCAACACCTTGTGCAATATTCAATGCTGCACCAGTTCCACGACCTAATCCTGCACCTGCTGCTGTATGTTGTAACTGGTCACGTGTCTGACCGATAATCTGTGCATAGTAAGGATTAACGAAATCGTTTACAGTCTTCCCGTAATTGAATTCACCAATTTCTGCTGCATAGTCATTAGGATTATAACTTGCGATTGCCTGTTTATAGGCGTTTACGTCTGCCTGAGTACCGAGGCTTCCACGTGTATCGTAATAGTTACCGATTTGGTTAATGAGAGCACCGTAATCAGAATCTGTCTTAGCGGACATGCCTTTAAGCTCATTTGCTGCGGCCTGTCTTGCTGCTAGTTCTCTCTTCTGTGCATCCGATGCTGATTTATTCTGAAGATAGGCGCTTCCGAGTGTTCCTGCAAGTCCTATTCCAGCTGCGATTAAAGGCACCATATATAAATCTCCTTATACTTTGTTTAATAATTAGTTCCAGGCCTTCAGTACCAATATACCAGTACCGTTGACATTATCTTCAAGATTGGCTGTAAATTTGCTGTCCGTTACCTGTATGATATTGCCGTCAGAGCACTGTATAAAGCCATCATAACATACCGGAAGTTCTATTTCGGATTTGCACCCGTTATAGAGGTTCACGATAACAAGATTCTTCATGACCGTTATACAGTAGTCTTTCTTGCCTTCCTGTCCATATTTGCCCTTAAGGGCTTCCTTGTTACTGTTACTTTCATCATATCTAACTAGTTTAATCATTACGCCTCCTAGAAGATAGAGCAAGGGCTCCATGAAATCTGAAGATTCTCTATGGCAAACGGTATCGATTCCGTAGTAGAAATCTCTAGAGTGAAATACCTACCCATACCGCAACCGTAGATATTGGTTTCGTATTCGTAATTACCAATTAAACCAGAATATGCGTCTTCATAGTCAGAGAAGGTAGCACCGTCCCATGAATATCTGAACGATACCCTAGGATTGAAATCAGGATAGTAATGGTCATGTATTACTCTATCACGGTCATGGAAACTATGCTGACCGTTGTTTGTGATGAGTCTGAGATTATCAATATAGAACGGCATATCGTTAGATGTCAATACACCACCTCTTCTCATCTTGTATATTACACGCCCGTCATGTTCATCAAATTTGTTCTCGTCATTATATACAAGAGCTCCTTCAGTGCCCATATATACCTTGTTATATGCGAAAGTTGCATGGTTATAACGCCAGAACGTAAGCCTGTTATCTTTACCATATGATGCTCTATAATGCCATGTATTCTCTTCTATATCGTATACGAATGTCTTGAGACCATCTTCGAATGTAATAGAATAGAACGTGTGCATGTGTTCTTTCCAAATTTGAGCATATGCATTCTCTGGGTTCTTAATTTCCGTAATTTCTCTTTCAATATCCTGTGTAGATACACGTTTGATAGTTGTATCAGAAATCATATATACGGCATTATCACCAATATCTGAAGAACCAAGCCATAATACGTTATTGCCGAGCATTGCTAAGGAGTTTGCAGCCTTTATGCCGATATTACCTGCGGCATTGTCCGGAGAACTAAACGGATTATTTATATCGTCATTGTAACTAAATACTTGCCAAGAACGTTCACCAAATGTGTAAAGTTTAGAACCATTAGAACATAAAGCTAATGTATTATCTGGAGACCATTCACTAAATACGTAGTAACCTGTCCTAGCAAACTGAACTGTGCCTACTCTAAATACATCATATTTCTCTGGGTCATCATTCGCAGTGCCTGTAATAAAGCCCTTGTATAAGTTATAGTAGTTATCCTGGATTTCTCCTGCGATATACTGTTCCTTGGTAGCATCGTCTAATTCAGACCACCATGAAATGAAGTTATCTCTTTCTATATAGAAACTTGCAGGTTCCGAATCTTCTGTTTCAAACGGATATTGATATGAAACATAGAAAGCATCAGTACCAGCATCATTAACTATTAAATAACCATAAAGATATGCGCAATGTGTTGGTCTGATATACGTGTTCTGTGAATTGACTCTCAACGGCAATGCAATGCTTCTGAAATCCAGTTGCTGGTCACCAATAGAAAGTCCAGTATTTACAGCATATACGTTATAACCATCAGTTATGATTAAATGCGGATGAGCAGAACCATATCCACCAGTTTCAGTCATATGACATTCTGTTCCATAGGAATTGATGTCTGCGATTACTTGGAAAGTATTATCTTCTTTGATTAGATAAAGCTTCGTATCATAAACGGCGTAAAGACAAGGTCTGTTATCGTAACCTCTCGATACACGATACATGCCTCTACATCTTCCAGGAATCTTTGCAGCCTCAACCTGACCCTGTATGCTCCTCATGAGTAAATTACATGAATGTTCAGACTGGTTCTGAACTTCAAGGTACATATTAGTTGATTCGCCGAGACCAACCTTTACGATATTACTCTTGGATATGCCTCCGGCTATGTTCTCAATCAATCTGTTGCTGTTAGCCATTTATTTCTCCTTAGAACCATGAGCCTGCGAGGAGCTCAGCCTGTGTCATCGTACTGTTGAGATAGTCGTAGTCGTATCTATCTCTCAGGACCATTCTGTTGACGGCTTTCGGAGTCCTTACGTTATCTACGAGCACCCTGACCTCGTTCTCAAGTCTCTGCATCTGTGCATCGTCTAGTCTCGGGTATTGTAACGCAAGCTTATGAGCGAGGGCTACGATAAGAAGTTCAACGTAGTTGTCTGGAATATACAGTTCAGAATCGAGGTCGAACTGGATAGCCTCGTTATAATTCACTTTGAGTCTTCGATCGCCAAGGCGGTATACACAAGGCTTTACTCTCATGACCCATTCGCCTTCGGATTTCTCTGTTACCGTAAAGACATTCGCGTCATTTGTATAATTGTCGAATTCGTTTGCCGGGATGAATTTAAGTTCGAAATAGAGCTTATACGGCTGTCCGACGTCCGTTACTACATATACGGAATTAATCTTTGCAACATCCCTTATACAGATATGGTTCATCGCCATATACTTCTGCATTTCCTGGATTCTCGGATTAAGGTAGTCATGGATAGTCTGTGCTCTCCAGTCATATACATCCAAAGCTGGGCTATAAACGATATAAACCGTATCTTCAACGCCTTCTACCATGGCCCATGTTCCTTTCTCGTATTCTTCAGCCGAAGGCGTATATGCTTCGAGCGCCTCTACAGACGGGAAATAAAGGTTGTTTCTTCCCTTTACGGTATCAGTTTCGTCATATATATGCGTATATTCTACGTTCCTGACGAGAATGGAATTCTGTGTCCATACCAGTAAATTGTCATAATTATACTTATTTACTATGCCCTTTAGCAATTTATAGGCACTTTCAAGAATGTCACCAGGTACTGCTTGCTTACGTGGCACGAGGTTGATTCTAGTTGTAGCCTCTTTGATAATTTCTCTGATAGAAGCCATAAATACTCCTTATTATTAAATTTGATAACTAATAATTAGAGTCCAAGTTGTTTACAGGCTTCCTCATTCTTCTTATCATATTCTTCTCTGGTCATGAATTTGCTGAAATAATGTTCAAACATGGTATCAGTATTACAAATTGGAGGTCTATGTTCATATATAGAACAAAGGCCGGTCTCCTCGTCGAAGAACCGGCATATAGTCGTGCCTGGAATGGCTAATTCTGGAATTACATGTCTGCAGCAATTATGGTGCATGCATTTAGAACAATCAATCATTTAGTTATACCTACTGAAATATGCTAAATATTTATTTGCAATATCTGATGCTTTCTTAGCTGAATATTCTGGCATCTGTTCGCCATGATTCATGGCATATACTGCCAGTGCAACAGCGTCACATAAGTCCGGCGAATGGCCTAATAACTTCTTGACGTCATCCTTGGGTACAAGTTGGCCTTGTCCTCTATTGTTAATAAATAAAGCCTGTGCCAACATTTCTTCTTTAACTATATCGTTAACCCAGAAGCCTTCCTTTATGGCCTTAGCCAGTTCCAGATATATCTCAGTTCTGGCATTAGGATATTTCTCGAAATCTATAGCCTTCTGTGCGAAATTGATACCTGAAATAGCCAGATTCTTATCTTTGGACAGGTCATATACTCCTTGTCCATAGCCACCAGTCATATCTATATTTCCGTATTTAACCTTATATTTGTCATATAGCATCGATACGATACCGGCTTTCTGCTGCGTACTTGCTTCAACTTTCTCTATATAGTCTACCATTCCGAACTTATCGATAACAGCATACATATCAGAGTCAGCTCCAACGCCGCTTGCATCCATACCGAACCAATGTTCTTTACCGTTGTCTCTCTTCTCTGCAGGAAATTCATGTCTGAATATAATCTGAGAAGCTACATCGCTATCTACGATTTCTCCAAGAACCTGCTGACGATATAAATTAGTGCCTTCTTGATATCTTTCCTTCAGTTCATTCTTATATTCATCTGAAGAGAATCTATTATCCAAAGAAGAAGCATATATTACCTTTGAAGGATATTTCTTTACAAGATTACCAAACCAATTATTAACCTTAGCTAACGAGTTTGGTGAAGATATAAGCCTAGTCATTGACTTATATTTAGAACCTCTCATACGGTCACGGCAATAGTTATACATTTCTTCAGGTATATATGCAGCTTCATCTATAGCCAATAATGCAATTTCTGACAAACCTAACACAGCAGTAGGATTCTCTGCGGAATAACCAAATAAATGAGAACCGTTAGAGAAATGAATTTCCTTTCTGTTCTGAATCATGTAATCTATATGTGCCCATTCACAGAATGCACGTATTTCTCTTAGCAATGCTTTCTGTAATGCATCATGCGTCTGTGCTACCATGATACCACGAATACCAGGTTTCTTACAACATTGCATTACAAGCCATATAGCAAGTCCAGCAGACTTACCACTACCTACTCCGCAACATGCAATAGCTAAATCGTCATCGAAACGTTTGAATATATATTCACCCTGCCATGGCGATAATTCAGGTTTACCGTCTTCCCATTCGCTTGTATTCATTATTCCCTAATCTGAAATTCAAGATTGATGCCTTGTGATTCGGCCTTTACTTCAGTTACCTTCTTATCCTTCGACCAATGCGATTTGTCACGTCTCTCAAGTATATTAAGGAACCTGTCAGCCAACTTATGGTTTGGTTCTTCCATTAACATACGTGTTAACTTATTTCTCAATAGAAGAATCTTTCCTTCATAGAAATCATCGGATATTGTGTCAACTATAATTCCTGCTGGTGCTAAATGAAATACCAGTTTAGTAAATTCTTCTTTGTCTTCAGTAGACAGTAAACCATAGGTCAAGTCTATATTGACCTTTGGCACTTTCAAGTTACCGATATATTCATCGAACGTTACATGTGTAAAGTTCTGTGAGCACCATTCAGATAGTTTCATTTATTTATCCAATTCTATACCATGATCAGCAGCATCAAGCTTAGCCATGAACTTCAAATATTTATTGAAGTCTTCCATTTCCTTGAGTATACACGCCAAGATAACGTTTGTATCTTTACTGTCATCTCTTGGTTTCTTTGTTTGTTTAGTATCTTGTTTCATATAGTGGAGCCAAAGGGAATCGAACCCTTCCACCAACCTTGCAAAGGTCAGTCGCCAGCCTTGGAACATGTGGTCCCGTATAATGGGAGCGGTGGGATTCGAACCCACATTACGTAATACGTAAATAGGAATCAACTGTGCTTAAGAGCGGTTAATAGAACCAATCCATGCACTCCCGTTTAAATAATTAGTATTAACTTCCGTTAATTTCATCCATCAATTCGCATATCTCAGTTAACCGTTCTATTCTTGTCTTCCAATCATTTCTCTTCTGAGCGTCACCCCAAAGGTAATGTACAACTGTATGTGTCATCGCATTTAAACAGATAAACTTAGATTCGTCAGAAATATCGTCATATTTAGAAGGGTCTTCGTTCAAGTGATGGCAGTTGCAGTTCTTGGTCAGTCTTGAACCAGTAACTGGGTCATAAGTCTGCATCTTCTTTATTCT